GCATTTCCACGAAAGAACCGGGGATGCTGCCGACCCCATCCGTAACGCTAACGTCCTCAAACCGCAGGTTTGACTTAGTGCGCAAGTCCGCACCAATCTGGACCCGTGCGCGTTCCATCGCCTGGTCAATTTGCAGGTCTGTCACATCCGTTCGTTGCAGATAGAAACGGACCTGGGTTTTCAGTTCACCGTAGTTCATGACCACGAAAACTCGCTTGTGCGGCGCAGATTCTTGACGCCAGAAGCCCAGTCATCACACAGACTGAGGCAAACCGACTGCACGTTGCCGGGTAGCGTGCTAAACGCCATTAGCGCCATACCATAATAGTCATAGTCGAGTTTTTGGTTAAAACCGATGAACGGCGCGCCATATGTATTTGTCCCTGCTACTCCCGTGTCGTTGGCGGTCTGTACAGTGCCGGAATTGATCCGGGTAGCACAGCGGGCAGTATTAGCCGCGTGATCCCACCAGCCGACCTGATCAAACCGTTGCCCTGCACTCGGCGTGCTCAATGGATCTGCGTCCAGGCCCGCGCTGTTTGCCGTGTCTTTGTAGGCAAATTTACCGCCGACCAATTCAACCTCCGGACTCGGATTTAGTATCGGGTTGATATCAAACAACCAGCCACCGGAGCCGCCCCGGGAGACACCAGACGCGACTAGTACATAACTCTCATTGGCCGGGTCAAAGTCCATGCCAGGCAAACCGTTAGCCGATGATGTCTCGTTACCGAACGCCCAGGTCGCGGCAGTAACGGCCTGGGCGTTCCAGAAACTGGTAGCCAGCTCTGGGAATGAGTCAGTGACCTGCACCGACGGGACTCCAGTCGCCCCCGCCTCCCAGTCGCCACCTGTCGCGCGCTTGCAGGAATGCGGAATACCTCCACCCACCATGCGCAGTTGCTCGAACCCGTTACCTAAATCGCGACCATCGCATGGCATATATGCAACCACCCGGCCATTTTTCAGGTGACGTACACGCTGCGCTGCTCGGGCGGGGAAGTTGAACGGATGCATGATTATCCGAAGCCAAGCTCACCGACATCCTTATCGCCACCGGGAGCGGCTTCCTCATATGAACTCGATCCGACCGCACGAAAATAGGCGTTCCATTCCGGAGTGCCGATCACATGCGGGTTTTTCGTCTGGTCGTTCGTCTCGCACCCCTCTGCATACGCCTTGTTTGTTTTGGCGTAAAAATTCACTGCCGGGCGCAGATTTTCCGCTAAAGTCAGGTTGTCGCCTTTATGTTTTCCAGCCATTTATGCTTTCTCCCGTACCAAGTAAGGTTTTGCCGCATCTGATCGCATGAACTTGTCCCAGGCCTTGGTGCGAATTTCCTTGTCCCAGCATTTCAGCTCCGGGTTCTGGCTTAACAGTCGGTGGTAATCATTCTCCGGGATGCGCAGCTGCGTGCGGCCCCAGTCCCGCTGACCGACTACGCCCTCGTTGCGTAGTTTCTGGTTCTGCTCAATAACAGCCGACCGACTCGCAGACAAGCGTTCACGAGTCAGCCGACCGTTAGGTTCAGCAGTGTAGCGGTGAACGATGTCACCCTCCTGGACACACCACTGACGGGTTTGCATCTTAGGTAGCCGTCATGGCCGCCGATGCGTCGATCCCGAACACGGCACCAACTGCGCACCAGTTGAGCGGCTTGAGCATCCAGTCCACCGCCATCTCGCGTTTCTCCAGCAGACCCGTGCGAGCCAGGGGATAGACGCGATAGCCGTGCAGGTAGCTGATCTGGATCATGCTCGGATCCATGATGAACAGCGTATCGCTGTCAGGAGTACCGTCACCGGATACCTGCATCAGGCGATTGGGAACCAGCTCAAGCACGCCGAAGTCGGTTTTCAGCACGTCCACCGAACCGTTAGCGATGCGGGCATTCGTGCTGTCACCCTGCTGAGTCACCAGCGTACCCACCCGGGCAGACGACGAGAACATGAACGAGCTAATGCGGCGCTTGAGCGGCGGGCGACACATGGCCACATAGTTGGCGCTGTCACCATAGCCGTTGTTGTACAGCTGCTCTACCACGTCGAGCATTGCCACCTCGGTCAGCGCGTTGACAGCGGTCACCGATGAGTAGTCAACAGCCGCGACGTTACCGACACCACCCGAGGGAGTGATTGCCGGCCACCCACCAATAGTGATGCCGCCCGTAGACAGGTCGCGATACTGGCTCGCGTTGCCCGCCGTGGCGTCATAGATCGTCACGTCCAGCTCATTCTTGTTGCTGATCCACGCCTCAAGTCCGGCAGTCTCGCCTGCGTTACCACCGGCACCCGTATCGGTTACTGCCGTGTTGTTGAGCAGGGCCATCGCTTCGACATCGCGCCGAAGTTCCTGGCTGCGCCGGGTCACCTGGTGTGACAGCTCGTTTTGATAGGCGAGCGTGTCACTTTCCATCAACCGCCGCGAGACGTGCAGCGTCTTGGTGGAAATCTGCGAATGGTTGCCCACCCGTGCATAGACCGGCTGGAATGACTGGTTAGACCGGCCCTCAGAGCCGTCAATCACCGCGTTATCGGTTGCCGGGTCCTGTAGGCGATCGACCAGCCAGGATGAGTAAGGATTAGAGTGCGTGCCTGAACCAACACGATCCGTAAAAGGGAGCGGGATGCGCGACATGTCGTTGAGTTGCCGCATTACGCTCTCGCCTATGGTGCCGCCAGCTTCCAGCTGCGTCACGTCATAGGTGTCAAGAATAGTAGCCATTTCAGCCTCCGAAAATCAGTTTGCGTGCCGCATCACGCTGGGAAATCTTCCCTTGTGACACGTCCCTACGCAGACTGTCGGCAGCTTCTTTCGGACTCGGCTTGACGTTACGGGTCGGTTTCCGGGGCTTCGCCTTCTTCTCAGAAGACTTTGCCTGCTCAAGTCGCGACTCCAGCGTGTACAGACGGTGAACGATCGACATAAAGCCGGAAGAATGAACAGAATCGAACACATCGCCCGGTATGCCGTGCTCTTCGGCCAGCTTGCGTAAACGCGGCCTGACCTGTTCGAACTGCGGGATCGACGCCTGGATAATCTGCATTTCTCTGGCGTTAGCGGCATCCGTTGCCCGCCTGACCAATGCAATGTTGTCCTCAGTCAGCCCGCCATTCTGTAGAGCAGTAATGGCCATCTGCATCTGCTGATTGAACGCGACCCGTTGCCGGATATCGTCGGACCGTGCGTCTTCCGCTTCAGTCCGCAGCTGCTCAACAGACTGCAATTCCTGCCACTTGTCTTTCAGCTCACCGAGTGTGATGGACTTGCCATCTACGGCACTGTTAAACGCGGGCAGTTTGTATAAGTCCCTCTTTGACAGGCCAAGCCTCTCGGCAGCCTCATCGAGACTTTCCACCGGCTCCGGTGGTTCCTGATCTTCGGACTCAGCTGACGCCTTCTCAGACTCGCTTTCGTCCTCATCTGGCCCCTCATGCCCCTGGTTGGGGTTATCCGGGTCCAGTACCTGCGCCTCCGCAGGTTTACTCTCCTGGTGCAGCGTTTCGTCCGCAGATTCAACCGGCTCCGGGTCTGCTTCGATCGGGAATAAGATATTCCGCGCTGCATCAATATCTATTTCACCTGCCACTCTACCCTGATTGTCAGCCATCAGCAATATCCTGTAATTCGGTCATCAGCCACTGAATACTCATCTGGTGCCGCTTGGCTTCCATCATGCCCTCGACATCACCCTGGCCTGCTGCGGCCCAGCACTTGCGCATGTAGTGCTCCTCAATCAGGTCGTGAACTGCCGCCTTGATTTCCGGATCCGTTCGCAGACTGTTGAGCACTGAGCGCAGTTGCTCTTGCGCTGATCTCCGCTTCTCCGATTGACGTGGCAAGCTCGGCCTCCTTCATTTCAAGATCTGCGGCTATCTTCAGCCGGTCTGTCTGGTCATTCAGCTGGGCGATGGCCATCTTGACCTGGTCCCCCAGCGTTGCCATCTCCTGGGCCATCTGCTGCTGCTGCTGAGCCATCTGCGCCTGCATCTGCTCAACCTGCTGGTACTGCGGACTCATCGGGTCATTGAAATACCGCTCGCCCCCGTCCAGGTCGCCGCACTTCATGAAGTCCAGCAAGGCCGCGTGGAAGGTCTTGGGATCAGCCAGTGGCAGACCCTGCTGCATCGCACTCTGTTGCAGTGCAAGCACCTGGGTCAGATTGGCCAGCTTCCGGTTGCGCTCACCCGGTGACATGCCGGTCTTCACGTTGATACGCGTCCGCTTTGGCCACTCTGCCGGGTTCATCTCTACCTGCTGCCCGGCCAGCGTGACGCTAATTGTTCCCTGCCACTCATAGCGCAGCGTGTCGTGTATCAGCATGAACAGGTGCCGGAGCAAAGACTCGCTAAAGGTGCGCAACATGGTCGCGGCCTGCAGCTCCTGGTGCCCGATTAGCTGCTGTGACGCAACAGCACCGATCTGCTTGTCGATGCTCTGTGCCTCACCGGTCTGCAAGTCCAGGCTGGCCCCGGCTCGCTTGCTGGCCAGGCGCTCTATCTGGTCGATACTCGCCAGTATCCCGGCAGACATATCCAGCACCGGCATAGGTGCCGCAGCCATTCGCGGATCGCCATCACAGCGCACGTCAGACCCGATAGCGCGGTTCCCCACGTCTGCCGGATTGGCCATGCTGGTATTAATGATCAGACCCGCAGCGGCGTTCTGACGGCTCATGTCCATGAGATCGCGGATCAGGCCGGTCGCTGTGTCCTGCAGTGGCCTGAGCTTCTCATACAGGCTCTCACCCAGCACCCGGAACGGACGGGCAAACAGGCAGCCCGTGACATACGGCACCAGCTGCGCCGGGGTTTTCTCAAGGATCGTGCCCTCGGCATGCAATACCCGCCAGCGGCTGGCATTCAGGCTCCCATCCATCGAGATATTGATGTACGTCTCGAACACCTCGATCTTGTCCTGGTCGCGGGTCTGACCTTCAGCAGGCTCGATCAGCCGGTCCACGTTCAGTGATGTGCTGCTCGATCGGTCACCATGTGAGCCATACGGCGGCAGCTCTTTCACTACGCTCTCTGGATAGCCCATGTCAACGAGCTCGGCCCGCGTGTAGCGATGCCGTTCCTGGATGAATGGCACGTCCTGGAAGCTCATCTGATCCCAGTTCTTCGAATAGCGGATGTTGCCCGGCTCGACACAGCGGATCTTCAGGCGCTGCTCACTCTGCGTGACGCTGACCGTGGTCCTACCATTGCGCCCATCCCGCTTGACCTCCATGTCCTCAGACTCGGCAATCAGTGCTGCCTGTTCTTCATCAAGGCCCTCAAACTCGCGCACCTCGGTGATCTCGTCCTCTTCAACCCAGACCTTGAGATACGCATTCTTGAACAGTGCTGCTGCCTTGGCCGCTTCATACAGCAGCAGGAAGCCGTTGTTGTCTTCCATGAGTAGCTGATTGATCGCCTTACTCTCGGCCTCGCTCGCCCGGTCCTGCGGGCCGATAGGCTCGAACGTACATGGCTGGTCATTGGCCAGGCTCGGCACCATCTGCGCCAGCATGGCGTTGACGTAGTCATGCACCAGACTGTACTTGACGCTGCTACTGCCCTCATAAGTGGCCAGCGCCGGCACCTGCGGGTTGTCCCGGCACAGGTAGTAGTCCATCGCCAGCTCACGCTCGCGTTCCAGGTCATCACCGTAGCCGCCCTCAGACTGCTCCGAGTAGCCACTAATGATGGCCAGTAATCTCTGATCTTCCATTAAATCACCGGTCTCCTTGGCCGTAGCCTGGTCTCATCATGGGCCTCATTCAGCCCGACCGCGAACATGCGCACCGCGTCTGCGTGGTGGCTCTCCCAGCTGTGCAGGGGCGTGAGATTGAACACCTCGCGCTCATCATTCCATTCCGTGCGGTAGGTCTTCAGTCCCTCAATGGTGGTGAAGCAAGTTTCACGGTTAAACCACACCCGAGGGAGCAGCATTCGTACCGCCTCAATACCGTCCCGTACCGGGATGTTGCGCACCACTCGAAACCGTATCCCAAGCGATTTAGCGGTTTCGAGCCGTGACTGACCCGAACCGCCCCATTCCCTGACCTTGATGTCATGCGGGGCATAGTGCTCACCATAGGCGTACGGTAGACCATCGAGATCCTTCTTAATCTCCTGCAAGCCGCAGTTCTGATACTCACGGCTGTTGATCATGCGGATCTCACCGCCGCGCATCACCTGCCAAAAGACAACAACCGTAGAGTCTGCGACCCCAATGTCCCAGGACGTATGAACCGGCAGCTGGGGTTCGTACGGCACGTGCGTAATACGACCCTCCCTCTCCGCGTGCGCCATGAGCTTGCCGTAGAACGCGCCACGAACAGCCGCCGTAAACGAACAGTTGTATTCCTGGTCAAACGCCTCTTCGCTGATCTCTTTGCGTATCTGCCTGATCTCAGACGCCCGAATGGCACGCGTATCGTCCCACTTGAGTAATGCGCTATCCCAGTAGTCAGTGCCTTGTCCCTGTTGATACAGCTCGTAGAAAAGGTTGTTCATCCCGAACGGGGTACCGATGAAGTCCGCGCTGCCCTCGTGGTCTGTCAGGGCCGGTCTGATCACCTCCGACCAGGCTGACCGGGGCCACTGAGCAATCTCATCACAGGCCGCGTGATACAGGCCAAGACCACGAATCGGTGCGGGATCGGCTGCACCCAGCAGATAGGTCCGGACCCCGTTGGGCAGCGTCATCTTCAGCTCGGACTCGTTGTACTCAACACCTGGTATGCCCTTTGAGTAGTCCTTGAGGATCTGCCAGGCGACCCGCTTACTCTGGGAGTACTGGGGGCTGATGTACGCGCATACCGCCGTCTTCGGCGCTGCCAACGCTTTCAGAATCAATCGGTTTACCGCCAGCACCGTCTTGCCGGCTCTGCGGTGAATGACCCAGACGTTGAAGCGCTTGGCCCGACTGTGCAGTAGCAGCTGCCAGGGCCTCGGACGGAATGGTATTACTAAAGTCCCAGGTGATCCGCTCGTAATGGTCCACCTCCAGCTCAATAGCAGGTTTCACATGTGTGTATTCAAGCACTAGCCGCTGTGCAGCAACACTGCCATCAATAGCCTGCTCAAGTATCTGGTTGCGCAGCTTAGTGGTCTGGATGGCATCCAGCTCCCATTTCGTCTTGGCTCGTCTGAGTGACCCACCGTTAGACTTTTTACTCATATGTCGGGATTCTTTACAGGTTAGCTATAGATTGCACACGTGTTCATCTGGCAAACTGGGCCTGAACTGGCCTGCTCTACTACTAACCCCCCCTATCCGGGTGATCACCCACCAGGTTGCAGTGCGGGTACCGACAGAGCCTGGATTCACGACAAGTTATTCAAGCCCCTACTTGTCAGGGGTGCAGATATCACAGATACTACTTGAGCAGTCCCCTTACTGCAACAACAACGCACTTCCCTTTCAGCCCCGGCCTGGTCGAAAGATACAGCGGGGCTTCTTTTTGTCCGTGTGTCGGACATGACCGCACCTTTTCCTGACAGGGGTTGTAAGTACTGGCTAGACTCCACTCTCACCACTACAGACAGGAACCTGACATGGACCTCAATGACTTCTCAGAATCCAAGTACCTCAAGAAAACAGACGTGCCGGAACATCCAGGCGTGGTTCTTCAGATTGATCGCTTTGAAGCGGTTGAGATGGAAGGTGAAGCCACCAAAAAACCCGTCATGCACTTCGTCGATCTGAACTACAAGCCGATGGTCATCAATGCGACCAATCGGGCCAAGCTGGAGAACGCTTTCAAGAGCTCGGACACCGCAGACATGGAAGGTAAGTACGTGGGCGTCTACAACGACCCTGAAGTGATGTATGCAGGGAAGGTTGTTGGGGGCTTAAGAGTGCGCAGCCTGTCCCGGGCTGAAGCCCAGAAAGTCTACGGTAAGGCAGACCAGCAACAGGATAGCAAGGGGGCCGGCGATGAAATTCCTTTCTGAACGTGAACGCAAAGACCGTCAGATGATGGCCGATCGAATCTATGCCGCTATCGGGGATATGACCATCTGTTACGGTTTCGAAACCATGATGACCTGCGTCGG